TGATCGACGCCGGGATGCAGCAGTGGCGCGCGGCGCAGCCGCGCCGCTCGTACCTGGGCGCCTCGCGCCTCGGGGCCGCGTGCGAGCGCGCGCTGCAGTACGAGTTCGCCGACGCCCCGGTCGATCCGGGTCGCGAGACCGACAACCGCCTGCTGCGCGTGTACGAGCGTGGCCACGTGATCGAAGACTGCATGGTCGGATGGCTGCGCACGGCGGGCTTCGATCTGCGCACGCGCGACGAGGCGGGGGAGCAATTCGGCTTCTCGGCGCTGGACGGGCGCCTGCAGGGCCATGTCGATGGGGTGCTCGTCGCCGGGCCCGACCTGGGCTTTGGTTCCGGCTACCCGGCGCTGTGGGAGAACAAGTGCCTGGGTGCGAAATCGTGGCGCGAGTTGGAGAAGCGCCGACTCGCGTCAGCCCGCCCCATCTACGCCGCGCAAGTGGCGCTCTACCAGGCCTATCTCGAACTGCACGCGCACCCGGCCCTGTTCACGGCGGTCAACGCCGACACGATGGAGATCCACGCCGAGTGGGTGCCGTTCGACGCGGCGTTGGCGCAGCGCATGTCCGACCGGGCGGTCAAGGTCCTCACGGCCACCGAGGCGGGCGAACTGCTGCAGCGCGCCTTCTCCGAGCCCACCCATGTCGAGTGCCGGATGTGCCCGTGGCAGGACCGGTGCTGGAGGGCCGCGGCATGAACGAGACACCGCTGCACCAGGTGCTCGGGGAGCGCCTGATCGATGCACGCGAAGCGGCGCTTGCGCTGAATCTGCCGCTCTACTGGCTCACGCACGCGAAGGAGCGCCGGCGGCTCGGCCTGCCGCACTACCGGGTCGGCAAGCTGCTGCGCTTCAAGCTCTCCGAACTGATCGCCTGGATGGAGGAACGCCAAGCCCTGCACCCGGCCGACGCAGGGCACGAGGAGGATGTGGATGCTGGACTTCAATGACACCGCACCCGCGCCCGAGATCCCGGCGTCCGACCGCCGCGAAGCCGTGCGCGCCGCGCTGCTCTCGAGGCTGGAGTCGGTGCTGGCCACGCTGTTTCCCGCCGGTCGGACGCGACGCGGCAAGTTCGTCATCGGCGACGTGCTCGGCAGCCCGGGCGACAGCCTGGAAGTGGTGCTCGACGGTGACAAGGCGGGCCTGTGGACCGACCGCGCCGAAGGCTGCGGCGGCGATGTGTTCCACCTGATCGGCGCCCACTTCGGCGTGGACGTACACGGCGACTTCGCCCGCGTCCTCGAGCTGGCCGAGGAGCTCGTCGGCCGTGCCCCCACAGCCCCGGCGCGCAAGGCTGCCAAGGAGACCCCGGTCGACGATCTCGGCCCGGCCACCGCCAAGTGGGACTACCTCGACGCGCAAGGGCGACTCATCGCCGTCGTCTACCGCTACGACCCGCCTGGGCGCAAGAAGGAGTTCCGGCCCTGGGATGCCAAACGGCGCAGAAAAGCCCCGCCCGATCCGCGGCCGCTGTACAACCAGCCGGGGATCCAGGATGCCGCCCAGGTCGTGCTGGTCGAGGGCGAGAAGTGCGCTCAGTCCTTGATCGGGCTCGGGATCGTGGCCACTACCGCGATGCACGGCGCCAACGCCCCGGTGGACAAGACCGACTGGTCGCCGCTGGCGGGCAAGGCCGTCCTCCTCTGGCCCGATCGCGACAAACCCGGCTGGGACTACGCGATGACCGCGGCGCAGGCCGCACTCGCCGCCGGCGCTGCTTCCTGCGACGTGCTGCTGCCGCCCGACGACAAGCCCGAGGGGTGGGATGCGGCCGACGCGATTGCCGAAGGCTTCGACGTCGCCGCCTTCATCGCCGCGGGCCCGCGGATGAGCATCAAGCCAGCACTTGGGCTGCCCATGCAGGAGCCTTCCGTCTGGGCCACCGACGACGCGCTGGCGCTGACCTTCACCAGCCGCTACGCCGAGGACTGGCGCTACTGCGCCGCCTGGGGCAAGTGGCTGGTGTGGGACGGCCGGCGCTGGCAGGCGGACGAGACGCTGCTGGTGCACCACCTCATCCGCGCGATCTGCCGCGAGGCCGCGCTCGAGGCCGACTCGCATCGGCTGGCGGCCAAGCTCGCCGCGAGCAGCACGGTCGGCGGCGTGGAGCGGCTGGCGCGCACCGACCGTCGGCACGCCTCCACCTCGCAGGAGTGGGACGCGGATCTGTTCGCGCTCAACACGCCGGGCGGCGTGGTCGAGCTGCGCAGCGGGCGGCTGCGTCCCCACGACCGCGCCGATCGCATGACCAAGCTCGCCACCGCCACGCCCCGCGGCGACTGTCCCCGTTGGCGGGCGTTCCTGGCCGACGTCACCGGCGGTGATGCCGACCTGCAGGCCTACCTGCAGCGCATGGTGGGCTATTGCCTCACCGGCTCGACGTCGGCGCACGCGCTGTTCTTCCTCTACGGCACCGGCGCCAACGGCAAGTCGGTGTTCGTGAACACCTTAGCCACGATCCTCGGCGACTACGCCACCAGCGCGCCGATGGACACCTTCATGGAGGCGCGTGGCGACCGGCACCCGACCGATCTGGCGGGCCTGCGCGGGGCGCGCTTCGTCTCCTCCATCGAGACCGAGCAGGGCCGGCGCTGGAACGAGTCCAAGGTCAAGGCCATCACCGGCGGCGACAAGGTCTCGGCGCGCTTCATGCGCCAGGACTTCTTCGAGTACACGCCCCAGTTCAAGCTGGTCATCGCCGGCAACCACAAGCCCGCGATCCGCAACGTGGACGAGGCGATGAAGCGCCGGCTGCACCTGATCCCCTTCACCGTGACCATCCCGCCCGAGCGGCGCGACGCCGGGCTCACCGACAAGCTCCTGGCCGAGCGCGACGGGATCCTCGCCTGGGCGGTGCAGGGCTGTCTGGCCTGGCAGCGCGAGGGGCTCCAGCCCCCGGCCAGCGTGGTGTCGGCCACCGCCGATTACTTCGACGAGGAGGACGCCGTCGGCGACTTCCTGGACGAGGAGGCGCAGCGCCACCCGCAGGCCCGCGTGTCCGTGGCCGACGTGTTCCAGCGCTGGCAGGACTGGGCGGGCCGGCGCGGCGAGTACGTGGGCACGAGCCGCTGGCTCGCCCAGCAACTGGCCAACCGCGGCTTCGAGCGCACGCGCATCCACGGCGGCGTCAAGGCCCTGGCGGGCCTGGCGCTCAAGCCCAAGGACTACGGCACCCGACTGCCGTACCGCGACGACTGACCACCCACGGTGACCGAAGGTGACTGACCCAGGGATTGAGTCTCTTTACGCGCGTACGCGCGCGCGGGCGGAGGGGATATTCCCCACGGCGGTCACCTTCGGTCACCCCATGTTGACAAGGACCTTGACAAGGACCGACACGATGCACACCACCCTGCTTGCCCTCGACCTGGGCACCTCCACCGGCTGGGCGCTGCGCGACCGCACGGGCCGAATCACCAGCGGCACCGAATCCTTCAAGCCCCGACGCTTCGAAGGCGGCGGCATGCGTTTCCTGCGCTTCAAGACGTGGCTGACCGAACTCAAGGCCCACGCCGACGGGATCGACGCGCTGGTCTTCGAGGAAGTGCGCCGCCACGTCTCGACCGACGCGGCGCATGCCTATGGCGGGTTCTTGGCCACGCTCACGGCCTGGTGCGAGCACCACGGCATTCCCTACCAGGGCGTGCCGGTGGGCACGATCAAGAAGCACGTCACCGGCAAGGGCAATGCGAGCAAGGACGAGATGATGGTGGCCATGCGTGCGCGCGGCTACCTGCCCGCCGACGACAACGAAGCCGATGCCCTGGCCCTCTTGCGCTGGGCGATCGCGACGCAGGAGGCGTGAGATGAACATCCCGACCTCTCGCTACCGCTGCCCGCTCGGTCGGCTGCAGCCCGAGCCGATGGACGTGGAGGCCGTCAAGCGCCGCGGCTGGCGCGAGCAGCGCCTGCTCGTCGTCTCCGTCGACGACGACAGGCTCGACTGGATGGAGCGCGAGCTGATCCGCCGAATCGGCGAGCGGCTCTACGGTGCACGGGAGGCGCACCATGGCTGAGTGGACCGTCGAACGTGTGGCCGAACGCTTCCGGGAGGCGGCCATCACCGCCCACCGGCTGCCGCCCGTGCGCGTGCAGGGCTACTTCAACACCTGGCCCGCGATCCGGCGCATGCCCTGGGAGACGCTGGGGGCCGAACCCTTGATCCGGCGCTTCCCGCCCGCGCCCGAGACGGTCGAGCGGATGCTCGAGACCATGCGCTGGGTGTTGTGGCTGGAGGAAGAGGAACGCCACCTGGTATGGATGCGCGCCGAGCGCCACCGCTGGCGCGACATCTGCGCCCGCTTCGGCTGCGATCGGACCACGGCCTGGCGGCGGTGGCAGCGGGCACTCCAGTTGGTGGCCGATCACCTCAATGGCGTCGCCTTGACGGCATAGTGTTTTGGCGTGATTTGGCGGAAAGCATCGTGGATGCGCATGCA